ATTCTGTGCTGCGTAGGGCTGCGTCTGTGCCTGCGTCCACACACCCGACGGGTAGGCCGCATTAACGGGGGAACTCGCAATCAGTCCACCGGGGTAGCGCATTGACATGGGTTACCCCTTATGTGATCTGCTCGAAACTTGCCGTGTAGGTCAGAGCCGATCCGGTTCCAGAGGTCACGCCAACCGACTGGTTCTCGGTGACATAGAAACTCGTGGTCTTGTCGGTCACGATCAGCGAGGTATTAGCCGGAACGCTGACCTGGTAAGCCAGATACGCCACCACAGTCGCAGAGCCGAAAGTCGCGTTGTTGCCAATCGCCACAGTCGCCGTTGCTGCGCTTGAGGTGGTGTTGGTGACCACAATCCCCGTGACCCGGTTGACCGTGTTCACCGCCGGGGTCAAGCCCGTCAGAGAAGTGGTGCCGTTGAACGTCCAGGACGTAGTGGCTGTAGTCCCCGAGGGAATCACATAGGCTGTGTTCCCGTAGATCGAGGTGACATTAACGATGTTTGGGTTTGCCATGATTGCCCCTTAGAAACCGAAGATCATCGCCATTGCGATGGATTTGCCAGTGGTGATGCCGGAAGGTGCCGCCGAGGTCCACGTTGTACCGTTGGAGGTCAACACATTCCCATTGGTGCCCGGAGCCACAACTTGGAATGCGGACGTTCCGTTGCCAAGCAAGACGTTGTTGGCCGTGAAGGTCGCAGCGCCTGTTCCGCCTGCCGCCACCGGCAGAGTGCCTGCCGTGAGCGCCGAAGATGAGGTGGAGTACAGCGCGTTGTTCGCTGCCGTGAAGGTCGTCAGACCCGTACCACCGTTTGTGGTAGCAAGCGTCCCGGCAAGAGTTACTGCGCCGGAGGTGGCCGAGTTGGGCGTGAAGCCTGTAGTGCCTGCGCTGAAAGTCGTCACGCCGTCAGCCACACTCGACGCAACTTTGGCGTAGTCTGTGCCGTTCCAGGCAACGATGGCGCTCTCGCCAGTCACCAAAGTCACGCCCGTGGTCGGGCCTGCCCCAACAATCTTGACGCTCTGAGAGGTGGACGTGGCGTTGATGATCAGATACTGACGGCTCGACGCAGGAGCCGTAATCGTCAGCAAACCCGCCGGGTTGCCCGTGCAGTTGATCACCGCGTACTGAGCAGAACCGGAAGAACCCGACCCGACCTGAGTCAGCGAGGTGCCGTTGGTGACGGTAAGCGTGACAGCCGTCTGGCTTCCGCTGATGGCCTGGGTTCCGGCAACAGAGGCGTCTACATACGAAGTGATGTAGTCGTTAACCGTGTCACCCCAGGTGCCTGAGAGTTCCCCGGTGACCGGCAGGGCCATGCCCAGAAGGGAGGTATATGAGGTTGGCATCTAAGGCTCCTACGTCGTCGGGATAACCGTCCACCCGGACGATTGCACATTGTTGATATTCTGCCAATTGGCGGTCTGAATGTCATCCACAGGTTCCCAGAACCTGCGGCCCGAAGGTTGATCCGTGGCTGTTGCAGTTTCTTGGATGGCCGCAAAGAACCGTGCTTCAGCAGAAACTGTGTCTGTACCCGTCGCGCTCTCAGTAATCGCGCTCTGGATTTCGTGGTTGGTGCTGACCTGATCTGTGCCCGTGGCCGATTCGGAAATGTCGGCGTTGTACGCATTGACAGCGACAATCTCGTCAGTGGCCGACGCAGTTTCCTCAACCGTGCCATAGAAGGCAAACGCCGCTGAAATCTCCTCCGTACCCGTGGCAGTCTCACTGACCGCCGCATTCGGGTTAAACAGCGCAAGGACTTGATCCAGGCCAGAGGCGGTTTCTGAAACTTCCCGGTTGTACTCGGCCTGAGCCGCTATGCTGTCTGCGCCAGAAGCGGTTTCCGAAATTGCCCGGGCGTACTCAGCGGCGGCAGAAACCTGATCTGCCCCAGATGCTGTCTCAGCGACCGACGCACCATGCGCCTGCGTAGCGGATATTTGATCTGTACCCTCAGCCCCATCCAAAACGACAGGGCTAAATGCTGCAAGCGCAGCAACGGCGTCCGCACCTGTCGCTGTCTCAGCGACATCGCGGTCATATACCGATTCACCCCAACCGGCCTGACCCCAAGTGCCTGAACCCCATCCGCCTTCTGGCACAACTCATCCTTACGCCGAGAGGCTGAAGGTGTAGGTCACGTTCAGAATGTCGCCAGAAACCACCGAGCGGTCACCAGGGGCAGAGAAGTCAGCCGCCGAGAACAGCGTGCCGGTCGTGCCACCCTTGGTGTTGTTGGAGGTCAGGAACGCACCACCCACCGTCGTCGTGCCGTTGATGGTGAACACGGCCTTGCTTGCAGTGTTGGTCACCACAGAAGGATTGGCATTCGTTGCAGCAGCAAGTGTGGCAGTTGGGCGGTTGGCTTCGCTGTAGTCGGTCACTTCCGTCCAACCAATGTGCGAAGACATGGTGTCTCCGGCAGCGGGACTGTTGGTTGCGCCCGAGCCATACAAGCCCAGATACCACGTGGTGATCTGAGCAGTCGAGGTCAGAGCCGTACCTGCCATGTACTGAAGACCGACGTTGACCACGAGGTTGGGCGTCTCAGCAACCCACTTGAGGTTGCCATCCTTGTCGTAGCACTCAACGGTGTACTTGCCCGTGGCCTTTGCGCCTTCGGACGCCCCGGTGTTTGCAATCAGCCCACCGCCAACGATGTCAGTGGCCTTGGCCTTTTCGATGCTCATTTGATGCTCCTTAATTGGAAGACCGGATCAGCGCACTGTTGGCGTCGTTGACCGGCATGACGATGGTGAAGGTGGTGGTCGAGGTCTTGTCTGACCCGAAGTCCAGCACGGCGATGGAACGGTTGGCTTTACTGGAGTTGTAGATCAGGGCACACCGTGCTGTAAACGCACCGGGGTTCCACTCCACATTGTCAAAATCCACGAAGGCCGTATATCCAGAACTGTTGATGGTCGTTCCGGTCAGCGTCTTGCCGCCCGCCGAGTACCCAGTCCCAGTGATCTCTGCCGTCGTGGTGTAAACGGTGGTGTCTTCGTTCAGATCAGCGTTCGCCGTGTACAGCGCAATCTTCAGGACATCCGTCGTGAGATCGTGGATGCCTTGATACAACTCCTTCTTGAAGGAGGTGGTCTGCGTTTGAACGATGCTCATCAGTTAACCGCCAACCGTACTTGACCATCACGGTATGCATCCATACGCTGCTTACCGTCACCCAGATTCTTGAGCAGTGCGATCGACTGCGTGTACATACGCTCGTAGAACTGAACCAAGTCAGGCTCGCCCTTCATGAATCGAATGGCTTCAACCAGAGCGGCGTTGAGCAGAACGGAGTCAAAATTATCACCAAGCCACGTGGTGCCGGTTGGGTTCAACACCGTGTCCGCCATCGACACTGGGTAGTAGTAATAATGCAGTTCAGCCGTCAGCGCCGCACTGGGGGTCGGACCGAGAATGAAAGTCAACTCATTCACGTCATCTGAACGAGGGCCAAAAATGGCGTAGTGCTTGGGCACACCAGTAGTGCTGGGGTTGGGGTACGCCTCACGGATAAAGTTGACATCTTTGTTGAGCAAGTACAGGTACTCCCCATCCGGCTTAACAATAGCCAAGGAATACACCGACAAAAAGTCGGACGGAGCCTGGAGATATTTATTGCCCAGCGTCAACGTGCCCGTGACGTTCTTGCGCAGGTTAGCGAGTTGAACCGTGTTGTAGATGCGCTGCTCAGCCTGCTTGGTGAACAGCGCGTACTCGTCCTCAGTGAACGAGTTTTCGCAGATGTCTGCGATGTTGGTCTTCAACTCGGTGTAGTTCATCTACGCCTCACGCTCAGGCCATCGGGCCCCGCGCCATTGTGCCCTTAGTCGCGCAACCGGTACCACGGATTTTGATGCCTGAAGTCTTAGGTGCAGGATCGTACCCATCGCGGTCGATGTTGCCCACGGACATGTTCACGCGGTTAGCCCGCGTAGGCTCCGCTTGAGTACCGTTGCCAAGAGCAACCTTGCCGCCCTTCATGGTGTGCGGCTCAGCGTACACGGAAGCGGAACCCACTTCCTTACCGCCAACCTTCTTGCTGAACTTAGCCATTTCAGCCACCCTTCTTGTAGGTGAACGAAGACTTTTTCTGGTTGGCAACCTTTGCCAGACCGCGACCAAGATCGCGCATCTGCTGGTTGGTCTTACCGCCCTTGGCAAGTTTCGTCAGGGGTTTGCCAGGATGCTTAGCCTTCTCGTGCTTGTGCACCGCACCGGCGATCATTTTTTTATCCTGCGCAAGATCTTTCTTATCCATATCCGACTCCTTACGTCGTTTGAATGGTTACTGTACCAACAGACGTGGTTGCCACCAAGTAGTTTGGAGTCAACCCCGCATCATCTGCCCGTGCGCCACCAACAGGATTCCACCCCCACTGGATGTCACGGGAACCACCGGTGGGCACCCCGGCAAACGAACTTGCCGGATCAAGCTGTAACCCGTTAACACCAGCGGATACATAAGTGTTGTCCTTGCGCGGGTTGCGTACAGCTTGCGGGTCATCCACCGGGTACATACCCAGTTGCAATTGCGGATGGTCTGGATCCCAGCATTCAGCGCAAACCAAGAGGTTGTAAATCTTGGTCTTGAGGACTTCCTTGCGCAAGGTTTTGAGCTTGAACTGCTGCCCACAGCGATCGCACATAGCGATGCTGAACTTGCCAGAGGCGAAACGGTTGCCCATTTAGGTGTACCCCCCGCCAATAAACATCTGCCGGGGAACAAAACGTACCGCAGCCTTTTCGCGGTCTTCACCTGCGGCCAGATCAAATTGTTCGTCGTATACCTGCTTGAGCATAGGGAGACGATCGGCCAAATCCGGCTGCTTCATGGCGATGTAGTACGCCAGCCCTGCGGTCAAGCAGGGGAGAAAACGGAAATTCATGTCTGCCGTCTCAGAGCCAGCACCGGCATTCTGTACGCGGCGCAGTCGCCAGTACACAAACGTATACGTCTGCCCGGAATCAGGAGTTGGCCAGACTGTAATGGCGGGGAGGTTTGGGTTGTAGACCGTGGTGCCGTTTGTGTGAGAAGCGGCCAAAGTACCGTTCTGCGCACGGAACACATTGCCCAGCGAGTTGTCGCTGTTGATGTATCCGTAGTAGATGTCTTCGCTGTCCAAGCGAATGAACCCAGTCGCTGGGAGATCAGCGGTATTGCTGAGCGTAATGTTCGTGGTGGAGCTATTGATGGTGCCCACCAAAGTAGCGTTGGCCGGGCTGACCTGCCCGCTCATCCGCTGAATCCACACTTGAATGGGGCGGGCTTGTTGCAGCTTATTCGGGATCGTAGCGTACGTAGAAACACTGATCCGGGTAATGGTCAAGTCGGCTTGGTTGTTGGTGGTGTTCGCGCCCGTACGGATGACATGCTCCATCAGGTCGATGGTGTCAGTCGGCAATGCATAGGTGTTGAGCCCCGCCGTCAGAGGAAACGACCCCTCCTCAATCGTCCACATGTTGATGCCACGGTTTTGCCACTCGATAGTCATCAAGTTCATGGAACGCCGTGCGGTGCGCAGGTCATAGCCAGAACGCATCTCGCGCCCGGCACGCTCCCACGCTTCCTCGGCTATCTCCGTGAAGTCGAGATCAAACGAAGTGGATCCAGTCGTAGTCATCTAAATCTCGCGGTTTTCTTGGCGATGGCTTTGGGTTGCGCTACGAATTGCTTGCCGGAGGCTTTGCCTGCTCGCTTTGCTCGGGTTGAGGCGGCGTACTCTTGGGGGGAAAGACTTTTGATCGCAGCCTCTGGAAGATACCTTTCACCCGTGTCAGAAGATCGTTTACCACTTTTGGTCCTCCATTTCTGGGCCGTCCAGTCCTTCAGCGACTGCTGTGACTTTTTAGTCACGATACCCACCGCCCTTGCTTTTGTACTGCTTGGCCAAAAGCTGCGCTTTCCGCGCTGACCACTGACCTGCCGCAGTGCCCTGCGTAGCCTGCCCCTTGATCTTCTCAAAGAGAGACTTGCGCATACCCGGCTTGGTGTAGTTCCCGGCCTCGTTGACCTTGGACTTGGCTTCACCGCCTTCGGCGTATTGCTCAAAGTCGGTGTCGTCACGGCGAGCCTTGGTCTTCGCCTTGGGCATCTTGGAGGGCATGATTGCCCCCATTCCGCGACTTGCCATCATAGTTACACCATCTTTCCGCGAGTCTTGCCGCGCATAGCACAGCCATCAGCACGAGAAGAAGCTGAGCCACCCTTGGCATACCGGCCCTCAGGAACCGTACCGCGAGTTTCGCGCTTAATCTCCGCAGCAGTTTCGCGTTGCGCAGCTTGAGCTTTTTTCGCTGCCGAAGGGCTGTAAGGTGGAGCCTTCTTGCGGGGCTTCATGTCTTTTGCACCTTCTGCGGCTTTGTTGTACGCAGCCAAAGCGGCGCGACCAGAAGGCGTATAGTCTTCGTAGCCAAAATAATCCGGCTGTTTGCGGT